CACATGGTGGTGCTGGAGGATCGGGTGGGGCCGGATCGCCTGGTGGTGATGCTATTTTTGCAAACTACTCAAATCAAACAGTTACCATTAATAATCAATCTGGCGCTGCAATTAGAGGTGGCGGCGGTGGCGGCGGTCGTGGGGGGCAAGGAGGCCCAGGTAGCAATTTAGTTTATCAACCCTACAACTCAAGCAATCGCTGGGAGCAAACATCTGGCGCTCCAAACCCTGGAAACTTTGGTCGAAAAGTCCGTGCATATTTTAACGGAGCCCTTGTTTATAACCAAGATTTCTGTCCCAACGGAACAGGTTTAGGAAATCCCACTGGTGGTTATTATCGAGGTAGTTATCAAGGATATAGAACCGTTGGGGACTGCGGTGATGGCGAAGACCCCGAATCTTTTTATGTAATTGGAGCCAATCAATCCACAACAGGCGGTGCCGGCGGTGCTGGTGGTCGTGGGCAAGGATATGATGGTGGCGCTGCTAACGGTAGTGCAGGTGCAGCTGGTGGAACTAATGCCGGTACAGGTGGTACAGGGGGTACAGGTGGATCCTATGGAAATTCTGGGGCAACAGGGAATACTGGCGCCAGCGGTAATGCTGGAGGTGGATCAGCTGGGTCGGGTGGTGGCGCATCAGGAAGATATTTGGTTAGAGGTGCCAGTTCAGTAACTTTAAATAATAGCGGAACAGTCGCAGGAGGACTAGCATGACAGATTTAGAATACACGATTACTAAATTTGATAAAGAGCTCAAGTATTTAGTTGTTACTTTTACGGACAATACATGGGCTGAAATAAGGCTTTCAAACCCTCTACCAAAAAATATTGAAGAACTTGAAAAAATTATTAAGCAGTTTGCCGCACCAAAAGAAGCTATTGAGGCTCGTTTGGCCCCCGATGCTGATCTTTCTTATATTGAATCGCTCGTAATGCAGCCAAGAACTTGCGAACGTCATACTCTTATGCCTGAAGTTACTGAAGTGCCTGAGATTGAAGTTGACCCAGAGTTAGATGAGCAATTACGAGCCATGGAAAAAGTTGCTTTTGAGAATAAAGTAAAAGAAATACTTGTTTCTTTAAATATTATTCCAGCGCAGGCTTAATATGCTAATGCAAACTATTGCTGACAAAAGCACTCAAGCTATTAGGTTGGAAGAATGTAAGGCATGCCCAATGCTGCGATTTACATTTAGAACCTCGCTGGCTTTTTGTAGTGAGTGTAGATGTTTGATTAGAGCTAAAGTTGCAATACAGCAGACTAGCTGCCCTTTAAACAAATGGTAATGAGTTAAACCAATAAAATGTTTGGATTTTCATCATACGCAAGCGCCCCATTTGCCGATACTGGCGAAGCAACAGTTGGTATTTCAATTGCTCTGACTGGTGTTTCCACTACTGGCGTAGTAGGTACGGTTGACGTCGTTGCTGAACAAATAATAGATGTAACAGGTGTAAATGCTGTAGGTCAGATTGGCACGGTTAGTATCGTAGCTCCAGCAAATTTAGATTTGATAGGTATTTCTACGCCAGTATTAGTAGGAACGGCTACGGCCGCTGCCGATAGTAATTTAGATTTGACTGGGGTTGCTGCATCAGTTTTGGTTGGGGCAGTAGATGCTACTGGTAGTGTTGATGTCAACCTTACCGGATTTGCAATACCCGCTTTGATCGGCAACGTAAGTATTAGTGGAACTGCGGTTGTTAATTTAACAGGTGTTTCTTCTGTCGTTACGCTGGGTAACGTAGATGTAAATGCTAACAGTGCTGTTAATGTGACTGGAGTTGCAGCATCGGTTTTACTTGGTACCATATCTATGACAGGTAGTGCAGTAGTTAATTTGGTAGAACTTAAAACGGTTGTTAGACTTAATAAACAAAATGTATGGGGTCTTGTTGATGTAGATCAGACACCAAATTGGACAGAAGTATTGGCAGCATAAGGATAAATTATGGCAAGTACATATTCAAGTAGCTTAAAACTGACTTTGATTGGGGACGGCGAGCAGTCGGGTATTTGGGGACAAACCACCAATACAAATCTAGGCACTTTAATCGAACAGGCTATTACTGGGGTTACTTCAATCGTAATGTCTGATGTTAATTACACACTGACTAACTTTAACGGCGTATCCAATGAAGCCAGAAATGCGGTTTTAGTCGTTACTGGAACTAATAGTGCGGTTCGTGATGTAATTCCCCCAGTTGTTAAAAAGCTCTATACCGTGGTAAATAACACCACGGGGGGTTACGCAATTCGTATTATTGGCGCTTCTGGTACTGGAGTTATTGTTCCTAACGGCGCAACCTGCCTTGTGTATTGTGATGGCACTAATTTTGTTAATGGTTTATCTGGCACATCGGGTAGCTTTACGGTTAACGGCACTGTAACGGCAACGGATGTTAATGCAACTACTGGTACTTTTACTACAGTTATCGGCGCAATTAATGCTTCTAATATTACATCTGGCACAATAGCTACCGCCCGTCTTGGCTCTGGAACGGCTAATTCGAGTACATTTTTAAGGGGGGATCAGACCTATGCAACACCATCTATGTCTTCCCTCAATACCGCTAATTTTACAATTCAAGAAGTCGGCGGCGCTCTTGTATTTCAATATGCTGGCGCTAACATAGCAGTAATGAATTCAACCGGCAACCTAACTTCAAGCGGTCAGTTTACAGCTGGCGGCAGCGTTTAACATAGGAGCATATTATGCCAATATCAGTTAATGGCACACAGATAACGTTTAATGATGCAACAGTACAAACTACTGCTTTTACGGGGGGTGGGTACATTGGCGTTCAAGGTCAAGTATTTACATCATCCGGCACATTTACAGTTCCATCAGGAATAACAGCAGTTAAAGTAACAGTAATTGGCGGTGGTGGTAACGGTGCTGCACCTACAAATAATAGTACAGCTGGGGGCGGTGGCGGTGGTGGCGGTGTTGCTATTGAATATATTACAGGCTTCACTCCAGGAGCGAATGTAGCTGTAACTGTTGGCGGTGCTGGGGGAACTTCATCTTTTGGTGCGTTTTGTTCTGCTACTGGTGGCGCAACTGGAAGTCAAGCCAGCGGCGGTGCTGGCGGTTCAGGATCAGGTGGTAGTATTAACATAACAGGCGGTGCTGGTGGTACTGGGATTTTTGAAAGCGTTTCTAATAACGGCTCAAGTGGTGCTGGAGGTGGTTCTAGCGGTCAAAGAGGCGCTGCGCCTCCTTATGGAACTGAAAGTAGCGGTTCAGTGGGCGGTTGCGGTTTTCTTGGCGGCAATGGCGGTCTAGGGCTTAATGCAGTAAATAATACTACCAATGGCCTTGCGGCAACTGGATATGGAAATGGCGGTAGTGGCGGCTTTAGGAATGTCACAACTCCTACAGGAGGTGCGGGAACAGCAGGTATTGTTGTTGTTGAATGGTAATAGGAGAAAAAATGAAAAAGGCACTTATATCTACAACCGAAACTAACATTCAATACATTAGTGGTTGGACTGAATCAAATCCACCAAGAGCAATATTTGCTACTTATCTTAATTCTTATCGTGTAGCACAAGTAAGTAATACTGAATTTGCCGTTTACCACACACTATTTTGGGTTGATTGTGCAGATGATGTAGTTGCTGATGAGTTTTATTACGATACAAGCAACCAAACAATTAAACCTATTGTTAATGCACCTTATCCAACACAAAAATAAAATATAAGGGTAAACATTTTATAAAGGGCTTTTATGATTAAAACTATTCAAGACTCGATGGAAGGTGGCGAATTCAAACCACGTCACACTGTTGAAATCTACTGCCCCAACTGCAGCCGTGATGTAGACGAGGCCGAGCTTACTGCTAAAAAGTGCAACGACTGCGGATTTGATTTATCTGAACCAGAACAGCATATTGCGATTGAAGTTGCGCATTTGAACTTTGGTGGGAGCACATTATGAGCGACAAAGAACAATACCTAGAATCAGCCAAAGAAGTTGCTGGTAAAGCAATCGGTAAACACGGCCTTATTTACATCACCATTATTGTGGCGATGGGCGTAGGTGCTTCGATAGTCCTTGAAGAATCCAAAATGGCTGCCGTTATGGGTTTACTTGGTGCGTCTTTAACCGCCCTGATCTCAATGCTAAATGGCGTGGCTGGAGCCAGTCCAAAGCAAGATAAGCCTGAGTTTGAAGTAATGAAGCAGTTAATTGACAAAGTAGAAGTTATGGCTGATCGTGATCCTATGTCGGTTACTGTAGAAGGTGACAAGGTTATTGTTCGTAAAGGCTCTAACGAAACTTCTGTAGGGAGAAAGTAATGTTTCCGTTAACCGCACTATTTGATGTAGGGATGAAGGTTTTAGATAAGTTTATTCCTGACCCCGAAGCCAAGGCAAAAGCCCAGCAAGAGTTAATCAAGCTCCAGCAAGAAGGCAAATTAGCTGAACTGAATGCCGACAATATTGAGGCTCAAGAACTGACTAAGCGCCAGCAATCCGATATGGCTAGTGACTCTTGGCTGTCTAAAAACATTCGCCCTATGACCCTAATTTTCATCCTCGGTGCTTATTTTGTGTTTGCTATGATGAGCGCTTATGGGAACAACGCCAACGAGAAGTACGTTGAATTACTTGGTCAGTGGGGAATGCTCATTATGTCGTTCTACTTTGGTGGTCGTACGCTTGAGAAGATTATGGACATGAAGTACAAAGGCGAAAAAGATGCAGCTAACTAAGCACTTTACCCTACAGGAAATGACCGCTAGCGAGACTGCGGCTAGACGGGGCTTTGACAACATCCCCAACGAAACCGAGATCTCTAATCTTGTACGAGTAGCAGAGCTTTTAGAAGAAGTTCGTATTTTGTTAGGTAAACCGATTCTAATCAACTCCGCATTTCGTTCTAAGCAAGTTAATGATGCTGTGGGATCTAGAGATACTAGTCAACACCGCTTAGGATGTGCAGCTGATATTAGAGTTCCAGGGATGAACCCCGATGAAGTATGTCGAGCAATTATTAATTCTGGTATTCAGTACGACCAATTAATCCGTGAGTTTTGGACTCCTGAAGGTGGGGGTGGTTGGACTCATATATCAGTGCCCAACACAAAGGAGATGACAGCACGGCGCCAAGCTCTTATCATTGATAAAGCTGGAACTAGACCATTTGTTTAGGGTAAACCCGTATGCCACTACAAAAACTACAATTTCGCCCAGGACTAAACCGAGAAGGTACGGACTACTCTAACGAGGGTGGTTGGTATGACGGGGACAAGGTGCGTTTTCGCTCAGGTTTCCCTGAAAAGATTGGTGGTTGGACCCGCATGGCTAATACTCAGTTTTTGGGTCTGGCTAGGTCTTTATGGAACTGGGTCACGTTAAGCGGCGCTAATCTTTTGGGTGTTGGTACAAACCTTAAGTACTACATTGAACAGGGCGGCACCTATTTTGACATCACTCCTGTGGTGCATAACTCAGTTAACGTAGCCGGTGCATTTATTGCCTCAAATGGATCTAATGTAGTCACGGTTGTAGATGGTTCTTATTCTCCAAGTGTCGGGGATTATTTAACTATTTCTGGAGCAGCAAACCTTGGCGGTAATGTAACGGCTACTGTACTAAATACTGAATTTGCGGTTAATTCTATTGTTAATTCAACAGCTTACACAATTGTAGTTTCTGTAAACGCCAACGGTTCAGATACAGGTAACGGCGGTGCTTTAACTAATATTGCCTATCAACAACCTACTGGTTTAAATGTATATACAGTAGGTACTGGCTGGGGTGCTGGCCCTTGGCCCGTTAATGGCACAGTTACCTCTTTAACTGACCCCTTTTCAACTACAAACGGTAGTAACGTAGTTACCGTAACTCATACTGGACATGGTTTAGCAAACGGCGAAGCGGTTATTTTTTCCAATGCTACGGCAACGGGCGGTATTTCTTCTGTACTTTTAAACACCCTTTTCTACCCAACCGTAGCCAATGCCAACGCATACACAATTACGGTTCAGGCTAATGCAACATCTAACGTAGCCGCAGGTGGGGGTAACGTAATTGCCTATGCCGAAACCGGTACGCATGGTTGGGGTGACCCATATACTTCTGGTATTGGGCAGCAATTACGTATTTGGACTAATGATAATTTTGGACAGGATCTTATTTTAGCCCCTCGTGGGGGTTCAGTGTTTTACTGGAAAGCGACGCTAGGAACACAAACTCGTGCCGAGCTTTTATCTACCCTATCTACTGCCGAAGGTTTTGACGGCACCCGAGTCCCGACCGCTACACTTCAAGTAATTTCTTCAGCTATTCAACGCTTTGTTATTTGTTTTGGTGCTAACCCATACGACCCAGTAACCGCTGCAACGACTTTTGACCCCATGTTGGTCCGCTGGTCAGATCAAGAAAATCCTTATGAATGGGTACCAGCTGTAACTAATCAGTCGGGAGAATTTAGACTTTCCACTGGCTCATACATTATGACCGCTAGGGCTACCCGCCAAGAGATTTTAGTTTGGACCGACTCAGCTATTTATTCCATGCAGTATCTTGGGCCGCCCTACGTCTGGGGCTTCCAAATCTTGATGGACAACATCTCCATCATGTCACCTAACGCTGCAATTACTATTAATAACGTGACCTACTGGATGGGTGTGGATAAGTTCTTCATCTACTCTGGTCGAGTAGAAACGTTACCTTGCTCGTTATGGCAGTACATATTTGATGACCTTAATACGGACCAAGCATTCCAAGTGTTCTGTGGGTCAAACGAACGCTACAACGAGATTTGGTGGTTCTATTGCTCAAATGGTAGCAATACCGTAGACAAGTATGTTATTTACAACTACGTAGAGCGGGTTTGGTCTTACGGCACTATGGCTCGTACAGCTTGGCTTGATTCAGGGCTTCGCTCCTTCCCCATGGCTGCAGACTATAACAGCCGTATGCTGTTCCACGAATCTGCTGTTGATGACGTAGCTGGTGAGCAGCCCGTACCAATTAATGCTTATATTCAATCTTCTGACTTTGATATTGGGGATGGGCACAACTTTGGTTTTGTCTGGCGCATCTTGCCTGATATTAACTTTAATGGCTCTAACGTAAATAACCCGCACGTAACAATGCAGGTTAAACCTCGTCAAAACTCAGGTGCTCCTTATGGCGCAGCCGATGACCCACAAGTAACAAGCGCCGACGACTTTACTAACGTACCTGTATACAACGTGCAGGAGTTTACGGGTCAGGTTTATACCCGCCTGAGAGGACGTCAGTTGGCGTTTAGGATTACCTCAGATTCACTGGGTGTGTCTTGGCAACTTGGTAGCCCCCGGATTGATATTAGAAACGACGGACGCAGATAATGGCTGTTAATCCGCAGATTAAATTTCTAGATTTACGTCCACCCAAGGCGCCAAACCTACTGGTTGCCCCGGTTCAATACGCTCAGCTATACCAAGACCAGCTTACTAATGCACTACGTCTGTATTTCAACCAAATAGATAACTTTGGATTTGGTCTTTTAAACACGGTTGGTGGCGGCGCCCTTAGTTTCCCTCATATTGCCGCATCCGATGATACCGACCAGCTTGCCACAGCCAACGACACTCCGACCGTAGTCACATGGAATACGCTTAATAGTGGCAGCGGGTTTACCTTAGCTCCCCCAGGCACTGCCACTGCTGAAGTATCTGGCATATACAAGATTGCATATGGCTTACAGCTTGCTAATACCGACAATGCCGCCCATGACGCTGCGATATGGTTAAAAATAGATACGGGCTCTGGGTTTGTAGACGTGCCTAACTCAACAGTCATTTTTACCGTACCAGCCCGTAAAAGCGCTGGGGTTCCTTCATATTTACTTGCGGCTTCAGAAATAGTATTTTCAGTAAATGCTGGAGATCAGATAGAACTATGGTGGGCGACTAATCAAGCCTATGCTACTTCTCCTGCAGCCGATGGTATTTATATAGAACATTTACCTGTTCAAACTAGTCCTTACGCTAGACCAGCAAATCCGTCTGCAATTGGCTCAATAACCTTTGTTTCTAGACTTCCAACAACGGCGTAAGAATGATAAAGTACTGTTTATATTAGGCGAGGTATATCTATGGGAACCGGTGTAGGCGAGGCAATGTTAATTGGTGCTGCTGTCGGAGCGACGGCAGGTGGCGCTGGTGCGGCTATTCAAGGTGGAGACCCTCTCAAAGGCGCCCTTACTGGTGGTGCCATGGGTGCTGTTGGTGGTGGTTTAGGCGCAGGCTTCGGGGCTGCTGGTGGTACTGCGGCTGGGGGTACTTCTGGGGCTACGGCTGGTGGTGCAGGTGGTGCTGCTGGCGGAGCCGCTGGTGGGGCTGGTGCTTCTGTTGTCCCTGGGGCTATTGGCTCTTCTACTGCAGCGGGTTCTTTTGGTTCTTTGACAGGAGCTGGCACAGGAGCTGTTGGTGGTGGTACTTTAGGGGGCACTGCAGCTGGAGGTACTTTTGGTTCGTTGGGTGCTGGTACTGGGGCTGTTGGTGGCGGTGCAGGATTTGGTGGTATTGGTGGGGGAATAGGTGCTGGTGCTAGTACTGCTGGGTATGTTCCTGGTATGTATGCTAGTGGGGCTGCTTCTATGCCCGGCGGTGTTGCCGCTCTTCCAGGAAACTTTACAGGTTATGCCCCTGCACTATCTAATACTAAACTTGGCTTAATTGGTGCTTCTTCTGCTTTATCCGGCGCTATGCAAGCTGAACGGGACCAATATGGTATGCCCGCTGAAGAAGACTATGTAAGCAGCTTTGACCCCTCTAAATTCCAACGTTCTACCCCTACCTACGCTCCCGAAAGCGTATATCGCCCACAGTATAGGGACTATACGACCGCAGCCGAAGGCGGAATTATGAAGCTAGCCAACGGTGGTCCAGTTGAGCGCATGTCAATGATGAACACGGCTATGAACCCACAAGGTGGTCTATATCCACAAGGCATGATTGATAAGACTCAATACGCTACTCCAACTCAGCGCCCAACCAGTATGGAGTTATTAGAAACTGAACCAGCTTATCAACGCTCTAACCCCATGCTTATGGCTGAAGGTGGCATTGCCGAACTTAAAAAACGTCTAGAATCGGCTAAAGCGCAGGGTTTAAGTCCAGAAATGTATGAAAACATCTACGGTCGTGGCAATGCCATTATTGAAATGGAAAAAGCCATGGAAGGTCAGCAAATGGCTAAAGGTGGCGTTTCTTCACTAGGGGGGTACTCAGATGGTGGCAGAATGCTTAAAGGCCCTGGCGACGGTATGTCTGATTCTATTCCTGGTGTTATTGGCGGTAGACAACCTGCTCGTTTGGCTGATGGAGAGTTTGTGGTCCCAGCGGACGTGGTAAGCCACCTAGGTAACGGCTCTACCGATGCGGGTGCTAAACAGCTTTATGCCATGATGGATAAGGTTCGCAAGGCTAGAACAGGCAACAAGAAGCAGGGTAAACAGATTAACCCACGCAAATACATGCCAGCATGAATTTAAAAGTACAGCCAGTCGGGGTAGATTATGTGGCTCAGACTTGGCCGTATGTAGAAGATTTTTTAAAAGACGCTTTAGATAAGGGAGACCCAGTACCTGAATGGAGCGCTAACTATGACTTATCCCACGTCCAGGGTTTTTTGACTTCGGGCTTGTGGACATTGTTAGTTGCTACAGATGATAGTAATCAAGTACATGGGGCGGCAACGGTATCGTTTGCTAATTATCCTAAGAATAGGGTAGCTTTTATAACGTTAATTGGTGGAAAATTAATATCAAACCAAGAGACATTTGCACAACTTAGTAACATACTGCGCCTTGCAGGAGCAACAAAAATTCAAGGCATGGCTCGCCCAGCTATAGCCCGCTTGTGGAAGCGGTATGGGTTTGAAGAACGCACTACTTTGGTGGAAGTAAAACTATGAGCATATTAAGATCAAAACACAGTGGCTGGACCTGGGAAGGTAGACGTACCCCTTTTGGTGGTGGCTCAGGTGGAGGGGGTGGGGGTCCAACTCAAAGTACTACAGTTACTTCTAATATCCCACAATACGCCCGCCCCTATGTAGAAACAATGTTGGGTGCTGCTCAAAAGCAGGCTTACAAATATGACGATGCAGGTAATGTTGTAGGATTCCAACCCTATATTCCTTATGGCGCCACAGTAGATGCAGCGGGTAATATTACTAATACCGCTCAAGAACAGGCTCAAGCCGCCGTAGCCGGATTTGCTCCAATGCAAGAGCAGGCTTTTAGACAAGTAGCTCAAATGCAGGTGCCGGGTCAATATGGTGTTGGCTCGATGTTTGCCGGTGCTGGTGGTATGGGCGCCGCTAATCTTGCACAACAAGCCGCTGGTGCAGGACAACAATATTATGGTTTAGCTACTGATCCGTTTGCCCAACAAGCATTTATGTCGCCGTATATGCAGAATGCGGTTAATCGTCAGAAATTTGAGGCGATGCGTGACTACGATATTGGTCTGGCTAAGCAACGTCAGCAAGCCGTAGGCGCAGGTGCTTTTGGTGGCTCTCGTATGGCTATTGCCGAAGCCGAAGCAAATCGTAACTTACAACAACAACTACAAAATATTCAAGCTGCTGGTACGCAGCGTGCGTTTGAGCAAGGTCAACAAGCTCAACAGTTTGGGGCTAACTTAGGGCTTCAAGGCTATGGCACTGCACTGCAAGGTACAGGACAGTTAACCGCCGCAGGTAGAACATTAGCCGATATTGGTGGTCAACAGTTACAAGCCCAACAAGGCATTATCGGCTTACAGTCACAAGCCGGTGCTCAGCAACAAGCTCTTGAGCAACAACGTATTAACCAAGCTATTCAGAACTACGCTCTACAGCAACAGTATCCACAACTGCAGTTGTCTACAATGAGCAGCTTACTGCGTGGCTTACCCCTACAACAAGCGACTACCCAGCAATATCAGGCTGCTCCAAGCGCTATTTCTCAAATCGGCGGTCTCGGTGCTACTGGTGTGGGTCTATATGGTCTTGGTAAAGGTGCAGGTATTTTTGGTAAAGAAGGTGGTCATGTTAGAAAGTTAGCCAAGGGCGGTATTACAGGGTTGTCTAAACGGGTCTTGATGAACCCAGAGGACTTCTCTGCTCAGCAGATTGATAGTATGACTAAGAAGGGTATGATTTCCCAGTTAGTCGGTCTGCCGGTCCTTGACGCTAAGATGAAAGACGAGCAGCGCATGAAGATGGCGCAAGCTGCCCAACAACCCCAGCCAGCCGACACAATCGCCGCAGAGATTATGGCAAGAGCCGCTGCCGCTCAAGGTATTGATAGTGCCGAAAGTAACTTACCTGTAATGTCTGCATTTGACGGTGGTATTGTCGCTATGGCTGAGGGCGGTGAAACTCCCCCTGCAAAACCCGCTATGAGTATCGCCCCTCCAGAAGGGTATACGTTTGAACAAGCTAGTGGTAAATATATTGATAACGACCAAGCTGGTGGTGTAGGCGCTGGTATTGCTGCTGGATTACCCCCACAGTTAAGTGGTCGTGCCCGTTTTATTGCCGCAATGTTAAAAGATGCTGGTATGCCATTTGAGTTTGGTGGGCAGACTTATGCACAAGGTGGTGAAGTAAAACATTATCAGGCTGGCGGTACTATGGCTGGGTTTGATGATTCTGAAAGTATGAGTAGCACTAGTAGCGCTTCTCCTGAAATAGAAGAATACGTTACTGATCCACTAACAGGTGAAAGACTTTATTCGGGTTATGGTAGTAAAAAACCTGCTACTACACCTGCCGCCCCCGCACCCAAGAAAGATACTGGGATTAAGATTCTTCCCGACGCACCCCGCCCACAAACAGGTGCAACACCCCCTGTACCCCCAGCAGTTGCAGAGTCTGACTCGGCTTTAAGTGGTAAGGGTATTGCTGACATTCTCAAGCGCTATGAAGAAACACTAGGTAAAGGCGAAGCACGAGACAAAGAAGCTAAAAAAGAAGCCTTCTGGTCGTCCTTAGCCGAGTTTGGTTTTGGTGCTATGGCTGGTAGTTCGCCATTTGCTGCAACTAATATTGGTCAAGCTGGTGTACCCGCCGTTAAATCTGGTGTTGCTGCCCTACGTGATGTTCGTGCTCGTGAAGAGAAGCGTGGTCTTGCCCGTGCTCAACTCGGTCTTGAAGGTGAGAAGATTGGTGCCGATTTCGCTAAGCTCCGCATGCAGGAGCCATACTTCAGAGCATACGCACAGTATCTTGCTCGTCGCCCAGGGTCTACAAGTACGGCTGGTTTAGGTTCTGTTACCCCGGCAGTTGCGGATAAAGTCATGACTCGTTTCCAAGGTTATGAAGCTGATCCTAAGTCAGCCCCGTTCTTTGCACAGTTACCTAAAGATGTTCAGACAGGTCTAACTAAGTACAAGCCTGGGACTGAGTCGTATAACCGTTCTATGCAGTTATTTAGGCAATACAATGACAGAGCTATGCAGAACTACTTAAATAGCTTAAAGGGAATGAGCGCTAAATCCGCTGTAACTGCTGACGAAGATTAAGGAGTAAATATGCCACGGGTACAAATACCGGGTGTAGGGGTTGTCCAATTTCCAGACAACATGTCTCGGGATGACATCATGTCACAAGCTGAGGCTATGCAGAAGCAGGCTCAACAGCCACTACTTGATCCTAGAGAGCTACCTACTACCGAGCTTATTAAAGGCGGCTTTAATAGAGGTATTGAGAGTTTAAAGGGCACTGCTCTTGACTTAATCCCCGCACTGGCTGGTTCTATATTTGGTAAAGAAGACTATGCTAAAGAACAGCTACAAGAATACCGTGATCGCATGGCGGCTGTTGAAGAAGAGTCCCCAACGGCATACAGATCGTATAAAGATATTGGTAGCGTAGGGCAAGCATTTGATTTTGCTGCCGAGACATTCGGTGAAGTCGGCGCAGACGTGGCTTCGTTTTTAGTCGGAGCTGGTGCTGGTAGCGTAGCTGGTAAACAGATCGCCAAGAAAGCTTTAGAGAAGCAGATTCGTGAGCAGGCAGGCGAGACCGCTGCAAAGCGTGGGCTAGATGAAGCAGGTGAAAAAGCTCTAGCAGAACGTCTAATGTCCCGTGCCAAGGCAGGTGCTGTTGGTGTTAAGGCAGCCGAGACTGGCGCTAATGTAGGCTTAAAGACAGGTCTGTGGGGTACGTCTATGGGGGTCAATGTGCCCGACGTTCTCAATAGCGTCTACGAAGATACTGGCGAGTTGGCTCCTGGTATTGCCTTGACTATTGGTTCGTTGGTTGCAGCACTCGATACGTATCTCCCACAAAAGATCTTAAGTCAGTTAAGCCCTAGTGCTAAGGAGCGCATTGCTGCACAGATGCTTCAAAAATCCGATGTTGTTCCAACTACATGGAAACGGGCGTTTGCTCTTGAGGCACTAAAGACCGCAGGTGGTGAATCGTTAACTGAAGGCACCCAAGAGATTCTGACTAAGCTTGGTTCGCAGATTGCTGGTGATGAGGACCCGTTCTTCTCTCAAGAAAACATCGACCAGATTCTTACTGCGTCGCTAAAAGGCTTTATTGGTGGTGGTACGTTTGGTGCGCCCGGTGCTGCGTTTGAAGCTAAGCGTATTAAGGACGAGCGTAATCGTCAGATTGCTCAAAACGAATTTAAGGCTCAAGAAGCACAAAATGCTCAGCAAGTACTAGGTACTACACCATTAGACCCCGAGCTTACACCCGCACAAATCCGTGAGCAAAAACAACTTGCTGCAAAACAACAAATTTATGGCGACTTGTTTGGTGAGCCTGTACCCAGAGGCGCAGCTCAAGCCACTACTTTCCCCGTTGCCGAGCCAGCCGCAGTTGAAGAAGGTATGCCCGCTCGCCCAGCCGAGACCGCTGCAGCGCAACAAGAATTAGATTTAGGTGCAGCCCCTATTCAAGGCGAGTTAGCCCTTGAGCAGCCAGCCGAGGTTGCACCTGCTCCCGCTGAGTTTCCTACCGTCTTAACCCCAGAGGTATTAAAGAACACTGGTCTCAAACCTAATTCTGGCTTTTATAAAAAACTTCTTAACAAAGACATTACTAATCCCGAAGACCAGGCGGTTGTACGAGATACACTTGTACAGATTAGACAGAACCGCAACTTAGCCGATTCGACCAAAGAAGCTACCGAGCGCATTTGGTGCCTTAGGTCAGCAGCAAGAAATGTTTGGTCCCCGTGGCGGTGTATTGAAAGGAGCCGATTATGGAAGAGTACAACCTGGACCTGCCGCTGGAGTTAGTGGAGCAGGCGTTTCTGTTCCTAGTGGACGAGAAATTGAGGGAGCCCCCGCAGGGACTACAACACCTGAGGAACCAGGATTGGCTCCAGCTCCAGCAGCTACTGATGTCGTTACAGATAGAGAAGAGTTGCAGCCAGGTGCATTAACTGCGGAGGAACAAGATGCGGTACAACAAGAATTGGCTGCGGAAATGGAAGGAGCGCCTGAAGCCGTACCTGAAGCCCCTGCTGTGGGAGCTGTTCAAGGAGTTCCTGAAGGAGTTAGCCCGGCAGTCACTGCGCCTGTTGCTGAAGCTGCCCCTGCCCAAGCGGTGGCATCAAAGGCTGCTGCTAAAGCTCCTAAAGCTATAAAAACTAAAGAAGGAAGCCTAGAGTTTCAAGACCTCGGTCGCCCAAGCGAAACTAACTTTACTGACTTTATAGGTCGGGGGTACCTCGGTTTTGCTTCTCAAGATATAGATAATATTGACGACACCCTAAAAATTACCGACGTCGTGCAAGGTAAATTTGGGACTAACCCGATGCTCAATGCGGCTAAGATTTACTTTAGCAAGATGCCCCGCACCATCGACAACTTAATTAATATTTCGTTTGATCTAGCGTTTGACACACCTAACTTCCGTCAAGACCCTGACGATACGACCGCTGCTGATGAGGTAGAGTTCTTCCGTGGTATGAATGGTAAGAATGCACGATTTGCTCATACATGGGTACTTCAGAATCTAAGCCCTGAAACTCAGAAAAAAATGCGTGAGTTTATCCGTGGTTTTGAAATAGCCCGTGATAACTTTAACGATAAACAGCTAATGGACTTGATCCGTGAGGGCTTATCTGGAGTTAGGGAAGAATACAAAGACGAGACTGTTAAAAGCTATGTAGACGCATTAGAACAAGAAAGATCTGCAGCACGGAATCGTGCAGAGCGCCGTGCAGTAATGGGTAAAAATAGGAAGTTTGCAGAAAGTCTTGATTCTGATATAGCTGGGTATACCCCCCAAAGGCTTGAAAAGATAATTGAAAAATACTCTTATTGGAGGCCGAGCGAAAGTAATAAGGCAAAAGCTTACATTGGGTATGTAGCCCCACAAGATTTTTTAGATGCGGCAACACCCGCTGAATTTGCTTCTCAAATAGAAAGAGAATCAAGACCTTTAGATAGAGATCAGCTTGCTGCATATGACCAAGAAATACAACTTCATTTAGACGAAAACTTTAACCTACGGGGGCATGAAGGACGCCACAGAATGGTTGCCTTACGAAATGCCGGTATTCAGCAAGTGCCTGTTGTATTTATAGTAGATGGCTCCGGTTCCGGTGTAGGTAGGGGAGAAGTTCGTTCCGAACTTACAGACACTTTTATACCCCCTCAAGATTCTAGAGACATTGGTAAAGGGCAAAAAGGATTTACTGTTGGTAAATTAATTCCTATTAGTACGGACAACGCAGGTCGTATAAAAACTATTTTTGGTCAAGCAAAAGGTCCGTCGCAAATATTGTTCAAAAACCCAGTAGCCCAGCTAGGTATGCCCCTACATCCAGCGATTGCGGCACGGCTTGTAGCTGGTGACTTAGTTGGCGCCTTGCGTATGTTGTCGGCTAACCCCAACAACTTAATTGCCCGTGCAGCTTCCCGTCTGGCTAACGCTAACTTACAGACTAAACTTGTTGCCCAGGAGAATCTTTATAACGATGCCGGCAAGCCTGTACCAGGTTTCTACGACCCCAATACCGACACGATTTATATCGACCCCAATTTGGGTATGAACGTACACACGTTGCTGCAT